AGAGGTGCTTCAATAACTCTAGCTAAGTTACCCATGAAGTTCTTAATCGTGGTAGACGTAGCAGACAGGAAGTTGTTTCTAATTAAAGATCCAGCACTTTCTCTAAGTGTAGGTAACCGACCTATGTCTACCAAAGACTTAGTAATGTCAGCCATTGCTTGAGCTTTGTCTATCTCGTTATTACCTAGCTTACCTCGGACACCACCAAGGATTTCTTTGATAAGCATTTTACATCTAGGATTAAGTGCCATTAACAAGCTCCGTTTTCAAACAATCGAGAGATGTCTCCCGCTTCTGCAATAATCTTATTGATACGTCCTTGATCTCGTAACGCTCTTGACAAAGCATTCTTATCGCCCATTAGAGCACTACCTAGACTTATAGTAGGAGTCAGTTTATTCCATAAATAAGATACTAACTGGTCGTTACCCTCATCCATCGCATAATCTAACTGCTCTAAGACAGAGAAAGTTTCATCCATTCTAGCTGCAAAGTGTGTAGCTACTAGCTCACGTTGACCTTCAGACATAATCTGACCTTTAGAGTACTGACTGGCAATAAGCTGTGCAGCTCTCTGTCCGTTTTCTAACTGGTCTGGGGATAACTCTCTTCTTATTCTTTCAGCTTCTTCTACAGCAGCTCGTTCGTTCTCAAGCATGGGTTGACCAATACGAGAAACCTTACGGAGATTCTGATCTGATAACATCCCTTTCATAGTATTCAGGACACGTTTATCTACAACCTCAGACATCTTACCTAATAACTTAGCTGACTTTTCAGGAGACAGTTCAGCAATTTTTCTGATCTGTTCTCCAGTTAGATTAGGAGCTATGTCTTCAGGAAGAAACCTAGCAAACTTGTCTAAATAACATCTATCGCTCATGACCAACACCCATCTAGATCACCTCGTTTAACTGATGCAATAAACGCATCTAAGTTAGCATTGCGATTCTTAGCAAAGTCTCTAATGTTAGTTGACGTAAACTTAGAACCTTTCTCAGCTTTTAAATTATCCATCATTCGCTGATAACCTTGAGCTGTTGATACTGCTTCCTTTGCTTGAATCCCTGGAAAGATTTCTTGCATCTTAGTAACAAACTGTCTAAAACCATCGTCAACTCTAAACCTCGGTTTACCGTCCGGTGCTGTCATCATTTTACTATAGTTATAGACAAAACGCGACTCATCATCCATGTGTTTGTAAACAGGATTTATTAAGTTATCTAAAGTGTCAGACATCTTTAGAGTTGTTTTTCCTTTTAGACCGCCTTCTACTATTGCTCTGTTTCTAACTTTAGAATTTATCTCGTTAGATATATCATTAATAATACTTTTTGCCTGTTGATCGTTAATTCCAAAAGTATTTTTAACGTATTCCAAATACTTCTCTTTACTCTTACTTCCACTAGTAAAAGCAACAGCTGCTTTATCAATATCAGACTCAAACACCAATTCAGAATTATTCTTTACAACAGATTCAGCATTTAATTCAGTAGCTAGTTTAGGAATTTGATTTATCTGTTTTGCGTTGATAGCTGTTTGCTGGACACTAGGAGTTGTAGGTCTAGGTATTTTTACATTAGGTTTCCAAAGTGTAGGAATATTAACAGTATCTCCTGAATTTTTAGCTATCTGAGAAATATCTTTCTTTAATCTTCTACCTTCAGCACGAGCTGCACTTTCCGACAAGCCTGTGTTATCCATCACAAACTTTAGATACTTATGGTCTGATGCTGATTTATTCTTGTCGTTAGCAATAATATAAAAAGCTCTGTCTAAGTCAGACTCAAATTCAGTTAGCTTACTGCCCCATCGAGGAGGCATTCCTCTAGAAAGCTCACTAGGAAGTTTAGGTGGAGTAAACGGAAGTATCTGTTGAGGAGCAGACGGAGGAACACTAAAAGCTGTTTCAGGAATCAATCCAGAATTTAAATCAACGTCTAGCTTTTCAGCATCTCTTACGTCAGGTCTAACCTTAACTCTAGGTTTTACTGCTACTGTTGAAGGTCCAGCAGTAGCTGCAGGCGGTACGCTAGTAGGTCCGGCAGAGGTAGTAGCTGCTTTTAAGTCTTCAGATGCTTTAGTTGTAAGAGCTTCCTCTACTTCTTTAGAGCTTTTACCTGCAATTTTATTAGCAATGCCTGTTACTCCAGCACCGAATAAGCCTACAGCTCCTGCGCCTATAGCAGTGTTAACAGCTCTACTGTCGTCGTATTCTTCGTATGTAGGTTCTACAAAACCTGCAGCACCGCCTAACGCGCCTAGTCTAACTAGAGCTTGACCAGCAGTTTTATATGCTCCGACACCTATCGCATTTATAGGATCGAAAACACTACCCGCAATATAAGAACTCCAGCCTGTAGCTGGATTTAGTTCTAGGACTGCTCTAAGTTTCTTTTCCATCTCCAAGTCTTCATCGGCGATGGACACTAAAGAATCTTCTTCGTCTCCCGCAAACAATTGAGCGATACCTCTAACAGTAGAAGTAGCTGCCCTGCTAAACGCTGTTGATGCTGCTTCGCCTGGAGAATAAGGCATATCGGCTAGGACACGCAAAGCAGGTGTAGAAACTCTACTCCAGTCGCCTGTTCTTAGCGCCTCTTCTGCTGCTGCTCTATCGTCTTTGGCTAGTTTATCTAAATCTGTAAGAGCCATTAAAAATCCTTAGAATCTGTTTTGATATCTGATATCCCAAGGTGGAATAACTACGTCTTCTTGAGAAGCTCTTCTTGGATCAAACATTAAACCTGGAGTCATACCTTGTTCAAACGTATATGCTTGCTCAGGACTTAATAATGTTTGCTCTACCCGTCCTAGATTATTAGGAGAAACATAACTAGGATCAGTCACCCCACCCATTCTCATCTGTTCTTGTCTTCTTATTTCTTCAACGTCTGATACAGTATCTTCATAAAGATCAGGAACTCCTTGAATATCAGCTGCTCTCTTTTCTCTTGCAGCTTTTTCAGCTTCTAATCGTTTATTTAATTCTTGCTCAAGACCAGTACGACCGCCCATAACTCCAGGCATACCCTGACCTCCTGTTACTGGACTCCATTGGTTTGGGTCAGCAGCGTTTCTTATGTCTGCCTCTAAATCTGTTTTAGCTTTTTTCTTATTTTTTACTCTGTCAATAGCTAGCTGTCGTGTAGCAATATCATCATATTCAGTTGATCGAATTACTTCATCTTTAGGAATAGGAACACCTTCAGGAGTAAAAAACTCTCCAGTAGTTTGGTTTACCATAACAGGATTACCATCTACATCAACGTATGCTGAAGTTAGTTTTGTACGTTTACCTTCTTCAATAGCAAGAGTACGTTCCTGTACTTCAATAGCTTGAGCGCGGTCATAGATTCTTATTGCTTCGTTAATGTATCCTTCATCAGCTAACTTTTCAGCAAGATTCTTTAATACTTTAGAATCGTTAAAGTCTTTTCCTTCTAGTTTAGCTACCATGTCTCTCATCTTGACAGCTTTTTTAAGAGCTGGATCGACCATCACGGATTCACCACCTAATAAACCACCTAAACCTTTAGCAAGATTATATCCAGCAGCATAATAACTCTGTGCTGCAGGACTTTGCTGTCTAGCTAAAGCTGCTTGATATTCTTGATCTCTTAATATCTTGTCTTGCTGTTGCCTAGCGTAAACAATCTCTTCTGCTGAAGGACCAAATAAAGATGCTATCGAAGATTTAGGCATAATATATTTCCTTAATTAACCTAGTGTCCAACTAGTGCCACTGGTCGGACCTTGCATAAATGTTCCACCACCTGCTAAACCAATACTCATAGGATTTCCTGAACTATATAAGTCTTTTAATACTTGATTCTGATAATATTGCTGACCAAGATTAGCAATACCTTGACCAAGACCAGCCATCTGTGCAGCCCTAGCTTGTGCAGCTTGCGACTGTAGCGCACCAGCAGCAGCTTGACCGCCTTGCAGAATCTGTCCCGCAGTACCGCCAAAGGTTGCAGACTTAGCTCCTAGTGCTGCACCAATCTGCATCGGTGCTTGTGCTGTTTCTTCTAGCTGACCTGCTAAACCAAACTGAGACTGGAACGGTGACAATGCAGCTTGTTGTAGACCATAACCAGTACCAAATAAACCAGCACCTTGAGTATACAATCCAGCACCTGTTCCAATATTCTGCAGCATACGTTGTCTTGCACCCTCTTCAGTTGACATGCCTTGACCTAGCATACCAATACCTGCACCAAGTTGACCAAGACGATACTGCTCACCTTGCTGACCAGTAGCAATAGCCTGTTGACCAAGCTGACTACCAAGACCAATATCTTGTTGTAGTTCTGATCTAGCTCTTTCTCTTGATTGAGCAGCTAATCTAGCATCTTGTTCTGCTCTTGCTTGACCTAATGCAAACAATTCTGGTTGTCCTTCAGCACCTACACTAAGTCCACCACGACCACGACCAAATACACTAGAAGCTAAACGTTGTTCTTCTCTGCGTCTAGAAGGATCTAACAATGCTTGTTGTTCTTCATAGTAACCTCGTGCAGCAGCAGAAGGGTCGTAAGACGTAGGAGTTATCTGACCAGCTAAACCTCGTAACCTAGCTTGTTGTTCTAGCACATCAGCAGATGCAGCAGTAGACATATCACCCAGCAACTGTCTACCAATACCAGTAGTAGCTCCTAACTGCTCTTGCTCTAAAGCAGTAAGTTCTGGAGTAGCACTAGTAGGCATAAACTGACCTGCAAGTCCAAATAAACCTTGACCTGCCTGTTCAAACTGTGGTTGTAGTGCAGCTGCACGTTCAGCTTGACCAAGACTAGTACCATAAAGACCTTGTAACTGATTCTGTAATGCTGCTAATTCAGGAGATGCTTCGTAGGAGTAACCGCTTAAACGACCATTAGTAAACTGAGGAGTAGCAGAACCAAACCTAGTAGTAATACCTACTGGTCTAAACCTAGCTTCTTCAGCAGCAATCCTAGCAGCTTCAACTTGTGCTGCTGCTTGCTGATTCATAGCTGCAGCTTGTTTACCTGCGGCTCTATTTTGTAGGACACCTCCTATAACTGCCCCTGCGATTGGTGCTGCTACGGCTGCTGACATTATTGTACCCTTCTTTCTAAAACATACCCTGTTAGTTTAAATCCAAACTTCTTTTCAAAGCCTTTGTAGTTTCTTTTTGTAGCCATCATAATTTTCTTGTAACCTAATTCTTTTGCTAAATTATCTAAGACAGTATTCCAGTAATTACCATTACCATAAACTTGAATAGCTACTAAGTAATCTTCCCATGTTGTCCATGACATAAAACCATGTTCGTTTTCTATTAAGTTATCTGTTGCTATGAAGTTATCTTTTGATTTTTCTAAATATTTCTCTATATCTTGTTCAGTCATTAAGCAGTACGCTTCCACATGTAAACAGTAATGTATGGTTGCAAGTTTGCATTAGTACCTGATGAACCTGTTGAGCCTGTAGTACCTGATACTGTGTGAGTATGGTTACCTTGATAGTCAGTTGTCATGCTTGCTGTGCCGTTAAATCCACCAGCAGTAGATGTATTCATATAACCAATAATATAAGGATCTCCTGGGACAGCTCCTACACGACCAGTAGACTGTGTATGTCTGTGATTTCCTGCTGTACTTGTAGTACCGCTAAAACTGTGAGTATGGCTAACCACAGAAGCGTCTTTACTACCGCCTGTTTCGCCTAAAGTGTTAAAGCTAGAGTCAGAACTGTCAAGACCAACCATAACCCTACCTGTACCAAATGCAATCCAACTACCAAAACCAAATAATGTTCCAGGGTTAGTAGAGACAGAAGCATTAATGTAAACAGATCCAACAGGATAAGCTGCTTCAATAGCTGACTGAACAAATGCTGTAGTAGCTACTTGAGTTGTATCAGTACCATAAGCTGCTGTAGGAGCAGACGGTGTGCCTGTCATTGACGGAGATGAAATAGTAGGTGACGTTAATGTTTTATTAGTTAACGTTTCAGTACCCGCTAGTGTTGCAAAGTTATTATCAGATAACGCAGAATTAAACTGTGCTGTTGTTCCTGTTAATGTATTACTAGTTAAGTCAACAGTTTTATTAGTTAATGTTAAAGTGTTAGACCTCTCAGCAAACACATGAGCAGTAGTAGCTATTTGCGTACTGTTTGTTCCTGCAGAAGCTGTAGGAGCAGTAGGAGTACCAGTTAACCCAGGACTATTGATGTCTGCTTTAGATGCAATAGCAGCAGAAATAAGATCAAACTCATCATCAATCTCTGATCCTTTAATAACTTTACCAGGATCGCCTGATGTTAAACCATCTTTTAATGTAAAGTTTGTAGCCTTGGTATAATCTGACATGTTAAACTACCTTACCTGATTTTAAATAGACATCTATTTTTTGTATTGACAAAGGATTCTGGTTTATATCTGCTTCAAAACCTAACTGCAAAATAGAACCTGAACCGCCCATATTAACTCTAACTTCTTCTAACTTTAACCCTGATGTATACTCGTCAATATTATATTGAGACAAGTTATACTCAGATACAGATGAACCTGTTGCTAGTGTTTTAGTAACTGCTTTGTATGAATCAACATAATCAAAACCATACTTTAACGCTACTGGTTGACCGATGCCTCCGATAACAACAAATGACGCTTTCTTTAAAAACTTTAATGACGTAGGATTACCTAAATCAAAATAGTTAGTAAAGTATCTTAAACGGTATGTTTCCGTGTTATCCAAAAACCCATAATACTTTCCAAGATAACCTTCTTTACCTAATAACAAATCACCTGTGTATGTGACGCATAAAGATTTAGGTTGAATAGAATCCCAAATACTTACACGACAAGCACCATTTTGTAATCTACCTCTAAGATCAAAACAATAAACGTATTTAGAAGTAGGCAGTGTTAAAATATAAAAAGCATCTCGTGGATAATAAGCTGCTTTAATTCTTTCTTTGTCTGACTCTGAGTCTACAAAACTAACTAACTCATCTCTAACGTTGTAAGATATATCGTTGATAGGTGCTGACTTTTCTTGAATCACACGAGCAATACTTCTTACTCCTGTGTCAGACAAGAACATAATGTCAGTACCTGTGTTGACAATACTATCTCTTGCAATACAACCAACGTTAGCAATCAAGTCAACTAACTCTAATCGTGTTACATCAATAGGGTTAGCATAAACTGCAATGTTTCTTTTACCAAAGATAATTAAGAAACCATTATGCGCAGCTAGTCCTACTACTTGGTCACCATTAGGGAATACGTCTACCAAAGATAAGTAACCTGAATCACCAGTAGACAAGTTTGATCCATCCAGTAATGCACTGAAGTACACTGTCTGTTCATCATTAACAATATTTGTCCACCAAGTACGTCCATAAGCTCCAAGTACAAAGTTAGGTTTAAAGTCACTAGCAGATGTATAAGTTGTAGGGACAGACCCAA